AAGGAAGGTGCCCAAAATGAAAGAGTACACAAGGAAACCTAGACTAAGCAAAGACACAATCAGAAAGCTAATGGACGGCAGAACCGTAATAAGAGGAATCTACGAATACAGCCTAGATAAAGCATGGAACGAAAAACGCCAACGATTTGACGAAGCACTACTCCGGTGGAACGATGCAATTGAAGAATACGAATACTGGATCCTTGGATCAAAAGGCCTGTACGAATTTGAGGTTGACAAAAATGATTAAATCGTATATACTAGACAAAGACGCAAACGAAAAAGTTGGACAGCACTTCAAAGTAAAGGAATTCGCTTGCAAAGACGGTTCACAGGTAGTTTTTATAGACAGTTACCTAGTGTCAATCCTAGACATCCTCAGAAACGAAGTCGGAAAACCTGTAATCATCAACAGCGGATACAGAACACCGTCAAGGAATAAAGCAGTAGGCGGTGCAAAATACTCATACCATATGCGCGGTATGGCCGCAGACATTCGAATAAACGGAATGAGCGCAAAAGAAATTGCCAACAAACTGAACAAAATCATTCCGTACGAATGCGGCATTATCGTATACAAAAGCTGGGTGCACATAGACACACGCACCAGCAAATACAGAAAGGGGGTATAAAATGGCACTGATTTCCATTAAAGATGTCAAGCAGGCAATCCGCATTATGATGCAGATTCTTGAAAAGCTTGACGAAATCTATCACGCGCTGCATGATAGCATCAACGAAAACGAAAAGGAGTAAAGCCATGATGAACAAAACATGGAACGTAAGAGACCAGCCCAGAGAATCATTGGAAAGACAACTTCAAAAAAAATACAAAGAAATTGATGGCAATTACAAAATGCTTAGAAAAGTGTCAAACATCGAAGACGCAAAAATGCTAGTAGATGAGATTTGGCAAATGAAAAGTTTTGCAAGCACCATTGAGTTAGAGCTAATGCGAAGGGAGTATAACAATGGCACGACATCGTAAAGCAATGAACGGCGCAAAAGACCGCCGCATGTTCAACGTAACCGCAAGAAAGACGAAAACTATCAACCTTAGCCAGAAGCCCATGCGCGGCGGCATCCGGCTGTAAAAGAAAGGAAAAAGACAATGGAACATCTGTATTATGGACTGTGGGACAACGTAGCAAAGTGCTATGCATGGGTAGGAGAGAATAAGAACGACGCAACATTTGCACGAATGTGCAATGTAATGGCAAAGGATGAAAAAACCTTTGTAGGGCAGTCGCCGGAAGATTATACCGGCTATAAGCTAGCAAAATTCAACGATGAAACCGGCGCTTTCACCAACGACAAAGAGAAAGTATGGGAGGGCAAGCCTAATGAATAAACGATACGAAGAAGGGCGAGAGCCCTTCTTTTCCGAATCGGGCGAAAAGATGCGGAAACAGTACGTCTGGACGAAAGACGAAAAAGAACAAGAAGTACTCCAAGAAACTGCACCAATCGACATCCAACAGGAAATTGAAAGCTATACAGACGAATGCGACATCAAAAACATTGTCCGAAAAGCAAGCTTTGACCCACAGTTTCTAAAAAGTTTATCTGAGGGGGCATTAGACGATACATACACGGATATTACAGAATTCCCGCAAAACGTTCATGAGTACCATCGCATGATCGCAACCGCACAAGTAAACGCAATGAAGCTTGAAGAACTGCAAAAAAAGGCAGCAGCAGAACCTGAAACAAAGGAGGAGGAAAAGTGAGTCGAAACAACGAACGGCACTTCAATCAAATTCCAGAAGTAAAAGCAAGTCGGACGCGATTCAACCGTGACCAGATTATTCTCACAACGTTTGATTCCGGCAAACTAATTCCGTTTTACGTGGACGAAGTGTTGCCGGGCGACACGTTTAACGTGGACACGTCAGCAATCATTAGAATGTCCACGCCGAAGTATCCGGTGATGGATGATGCATTCATTGACTTCTATTACTTCTATTGTCCAAACCGAATCCTATGGGATAATTTTAAGCAGTTCATGGGAGAAGTAGAGGCTACGCCATGGATGCCGAAAAAAGACTATAAAGTGCCTACGATTATTATCAACGGCAAAGCACAAAATCCGGAGCCATATGAAGGATCAATCCTGGATTACATGGGAATCCCAACAGGAGTTAAAAACATTTTTAGAGTAAACGCACTGCCAATCAGAGCATATGTAAAAATCTGGAATGAATTTTTCAGAGATGAAAACGTAGATAATGCAGCAACCATCAAAACCGATGACGCCGACATAAATTACCAAGACGGCAAAGAAGACGAAACCCACACAGAAGCTATCTTAATGAAAGCAATCAGCGGAGGTCGCTGTTTACCTGTAAACAAGTTCCACGACTACTTCACAAGCTGCTTGCCGTATGCTCAGCGTGGGCCAGCCGTAGCGCTGCCGCTTGAAGGTAATGCACCTATCAGATTGGGAGACCAAAACGGAAATTACCAAAGTTTCGCAGGCCCGGTAGAAATGATAGTAGACGCACACGGTTCCAACACACCTGGATCTCTAACATATTCAAAAACCACCGGAGCGCCCGAAGAAAAGAGTCAGATGACATTTACCGGAAAGGAGAAAACAAGCGGAGAAATAGGAGGAGGAGGCTGGCTGTATGCAGACGTAGAATCAATCACAGCAGCGACCATTAACGACTTAAGAAAAGCCGTAGCAGTGCAGCAGTACTACGAAGCACTCGCAAGAGGCGGCAGCAGATACCGCGAACAGGTACAGGCGCTGTGGAATGTGGTAATCAGCGATAAAACCGCACAAATCCCGGAATACCTTGGCGGCGGCAGGTACCATGTCAACATGAATCAAATCATTCAGACAAGCGGACAGCAAAGCAACGCAGACACACCCATCGGCGAAACCGGTGCAATGTCGGTAACACCAGTCAACGAAAGTTCTTTTACCAAATCTTTTGAAGAGCACGGTTTCGTAATCGGTGTCTGTTGCGTAAGACACAATCACAGCTATCAGCAAGGTTTGGAACGTTTCTGGAGCAGAATGGACAGGCTGGACTACTATGTGCCACAGTTCGCAAACATAGGTGAACAGCCAGTAAAAAAGAAAGAAATCATGCTAACCGGTACAGCAACAGACGAAGAAGTGTTTGGCTATCAGGAAGCATGGGCAGACTACCGGATGAAGCCTAACCGCGTATCAGGCAAAATGAGAAGCAACGCAGAAGGTACACTAGACTTCTGGCACTATGCAGACAACTACAAAGAAGTGCCCACACTCTCGCAAGGATGGATGGCAGAAAACAAGAGTGAAATTGCGCGCACACTCATTGTGCAGAATGAGCCACAGTTCTTCGGTGCAATCCGCGTAGCAAACAAAACTACAAGACGGATGCCGTTGTACAGCGTACCGGGCTTGTACAAACTGTAAGAAAGGAGGAAGCCCGGAGAAATCCGGGCTATTTTTTAAATGGGAAAATTATCAGGATTCTTAACAGCACTAAACGTAGCCGGAAACATTGCAAACACAGTTGGAACATTCGCAAACGCTGGTAAACAAATTGCCGGAGCATTTGGCGGATGGGGTCAGACAGGCAGCAGCCAAAGCCAAGGCGGGAGCGTAAGCCAAGGCGGCGGACATTCCGAGAGCGGAAGTCAAGCAGGGACAAACATTCAGCAGGTAAAAGACTGGCTTAACCAGGCATACGCATACCAAGGGCAAGAAGCCGCCATGCAAGGTAAATACAACAGTCAAAGTATGCTAAAACAGATGGGTTACAACACCTTACAAGCAATCATGCAAGGCGTATATAACCACATTGAAAACAGCGTAGCAATGAACTACAACAGTGCAGAAGCACTAGCAAACCGTGAATGGCAAGAGCACATGTCAAGCACAGCATACCAGCGTGCAGTTGAAGACATGAAAAAAGCGGGGCTAAACCCTATCTTAGCATTCGCAAACGGTGGCGCAAGCACACCAGGCGGCTCAGCAGGAACAATTAGTGGGGCAAGTATGGGACTTGCAAGCAGTAGTGCACTAGGAGTAAGCAGAAGCGGTGGTTTTGTGCCAAATGCATACTCAAGCTCAAGCTGGAGCCAAAGTGACTGGTACAACGCGGCACAAAGCTGGCAACAAATGCTAAGCCAAACACATATGACACCATACGGACTTCAAAAGGCACTTACGGAAGTCGGAGACAACACAAAAGAAGCCATCACAAAGGCGACAGATAAAATGGGAAAAGGAAAAAGCACAGAACAAAGCAGAAGCATAAAACCACAAGACAAAACTGGAGCATACGGAGAAAAACGAAAGCCGGGTGATTATTTAAAGTGAGTTGTTACAAGCCATTAATAAGGCTGTACAACCCGGAAAATAAAGACATAAGCGGGCGGGTATATTCACTTGCCCGCTTTTCTGAAATAAGCGGGAAGCAGCTAAGATATGAAGACCTGATGTATAGAAAAGATGTCATGCTAATACCATGTGGGCAATGTATCGGATGCAGAATTCGACAGCGTGAGGACTGGACAACACGAATAGAATTAGAAGCAAGAGAATATCCAAGGGAAGAAGTTTGGTTTATAACATTAACTTATGACGATGACCATGTACCGGGCATGATAGTAAACACAGGCGAAATCATGCGA